TGTAAATCTTTCAACTTACCTGCTAAACGATTTTTTACCTTTAATGCTTTTGCTAATGTTATCATAGTGAGATAGTATACTCTATTATAGTTTGGTAATCAACTCTTTTTTTGTATTTCGGAGTTCCATATCAGATTCGAACTGATTCTTGAATCATACCAAGATTCTGTGCCAGCCATTAACACTTATGGAACTTTTTCTATTTTGGAGGACGGAGTGGGATTCGAACCCACGGAGGCTTTTTAGGGCACTCAATAATTTTCAAGATTATCCTATTAATCCGCTCTAGCACCCGCCCTTATACTTTCTCTTAATCACAACCACCACCACAGTCACAACCACCACTATCATAGGATGATGAACCACTATCATAGGATGAACTGCTTGATGAATAATCTGATGATATAGAGATGGAATTGTCTGAAATTACATCATCCATACTTTTCCACACTGAATTGTGAAAAACTTGCTCACTGGAACCACTTCCACGAACTTTCATTTTTGATCTGATTGCTTTCTTCTTAGTTTCGATATTCATAGGTTGAAATATAACACAAGCTACAAACCTTTGCAACTTGTTTTTTGGTAGCCCCTCCAGGATTCGAACCTGAAATACAACAGTCAAAGTGTTGTGTGTTATCCAATTACACTAAAGGGCTATTTTTATCTCAGATGTGATTTTTTTGCTCTGGTGCCTATACCATTCGGCTACACGGGGTTTTATTCTCTAACTAAGTCCCCATGGTGGGATTCGAACACCACATGCTGTTTCCAACGCCAGTTTTACATCGCAGTTAATTTGCTGTAACACATCTTGTATTTTTAAACTATTTTAAATGCCTTTCCATCTCTTGTAACATTTTCACTAGCCTTTTCACACCACACAACTTTTGGGTTTGTTTTTAATGTTATTTTAGTAACATTGTTCCAATTTATGTGATTAAAATTATCATAATCAACAATTTTCTTATTTTTACCATTTCCGTATGTAACACTACACTTTCCACCATTTGGAAACCTTTTTTTAAATTCTTCTAGTGTTAGTTTTGTCATGGTAACTCGTTTTAGAATCTTGGGCCAAACCACAATACTCCATAGTACATAGCTTGTCTAGTTAAAAGTGAAACTCCTAACACTTTCATACTCTCTAAGAATATAAGGGATACCTTTTTATAGTCATACACCTTTTCAACCTTTCCCCTTTTCTTACACAACCAATCATGCAAAACAGCAGCTTGGGTATAGTCTGAGTCTGGTGGAAACACTGTCCAAAAAGGTCTAGGAATACTAGCCAAATCACTCACAAACCCAGCAGGAACAGTGATTGTTTCACCACTGCCCAACTCTCCAACATCATAGGAGAAGCTTTCCACAACTTCCCACTCACGTTTTCGAAGTTTTTTAACTATAAGGGCATTTGTAAAAGAACTCATACATATATTTATTTTTTATATATGAATTATTAGTGGTGCGGTGTAAGGGAATTGAACCCTTGTCTTAACCTTGGCAAGGTCAAGTTTTACCACTAAACTAACACCGCATAATTAATTGGAGAGCAATATCTGATGATTGCATTTAGCCCACTACAGGGCTAAGTTTTCCTTTTAAACTATCTCCAAAAACTTTAATTGAAGTTTCCACCATCAACAAACATTTTCCATTCTTCTCTTAGGAAAGAAAAAACCATTCCATTTTTTGGTTTCACTGGCTTGTTCAAAAGCTTCAAATTACATTCTTTTGGAGTTCTATCACTCTTCCAAATGTTCAAGGCTTTATCACAAGTAACCAAGTTTTCCCAAGAATTTTCTCCACCTCTGCTTGATGGAAGCACATGGTCAACAGTCAATTCATCCTTTGTCAACTTCTTTCCAGTGTATTGACAGGTGTAATTATCACGTTGCCAAATATTGGTTTTAGTTGGAAAGATAACTCTCTTATGAATAATCTTGTTAAACTTTGCACAGATTATAATAGGAGGAAGACGAAAAACTGCATTGGGAGTGCTGACAAATTCATCACCATCTCTGATAGGAAGCTTTCTCCAGTCTTCAAAAGACCTTACAACATCAATCCATGCAATCTTATCTCTGTTAACAATGCCCCTTTCATCTTCTTCATAGTTAACATCAACAGGAAATGCTGCTCCAGTAACAATATCCACCATAACACTTTTCCAGTTGCTTACTCCAACAGGATAGTAGTTTGCATTTAGTTTTAAGATTTCTTGCTTTTGGGTCATTTTATTCTTTCTATTTTACACCTAGTACAATATCACACTCTAGTGATGTGTCAAACTTTATTCAAGGTACTTTAATGCATTAACTATTGCATCAGTATTACACTTGTAAAATCCTGATGAGTTGAGATTGTTGAGTTCAACTATCTTCCACTCATCTCCCACTAGTCCTAAATCCATTACAAAGCCACTGCAAAGGTCTTCTCCAGTCTCTAGTATCTTTTTACACTCAATGTGTGCAGGATGGCTAGTATCAATTGCAAAGTGATAACCAACCCCCTTGTCTTTATAGCCTGATCCTGTTACTACAGTACCTCCCATAATGAAAAATCTCACCTCTTGTTCTATGTTAACCACTTGTGATACACTCACCAATTCTTCCCTCTCATCTTCTACAAAAGAGGTTGAGAGTTGGATTTTTTCCAAATCACCATTATTTTCAACCACAACTCCTGTGAAGAATTTATCAGTAAAAGGTTTTAAGAAAACCGGACTCTTAATATCTAGTTCTCCAAATCTTTTAATTTCACAGTTTGAATTTATCCACAGTTCTTTTGGAAACATTTCAAATGCATTTGGTTTAAAGGTTGGAAACACATTCAAACCTTTTTTTCTTGCAACATTAGTGAATCTGGTTGAACCAAATACATGACTTGGAACAAAATTTATTTCCTCTTCAAAGTCTTCTGTAAAAGGAATCATGTTAACTATTTCATAATCAACATCGGCATCCCTTATACTCTGGATAAATCTCTCATATCCATATTCATCCCATATATTTTTTTGTAACAGTAGTTTCATTCTAAAATTTTAACTCTCTTGTGGTGTCATATATGTATTCTATAAAATTGGACAGCTTTAACTAAAGCAATCACAGTTAGTATAGCCTACTATAGACTCACATCAAGTACAAATTAACAGTTCCACTTTCTCAAACTTTTATTAATACGACTGTTTGGATCATTGGCAGTTTTTGCAGAAGTTAAATATCACCAAATCGTAGTGATTTCCAAGGAATCTGTATTCCTGTTTGTTCTTCTACTTTTTTCTTAAATATTAAAGCATCTTTTTTATCTACAAGAATGTAAACTTTGCTATTATTTTGATTTAATGTATCATCATAAAATTCATAACTATTGAGATTAAATAATAGTAACCTACCTGAATCTGAATGTACATCATATTTATCAAAATCTTCAAGATTCCTTATGTTACCATATATTTGTAATGAGTTCTTTCGCCAATCTTCTGATCGTATACCTGTTTCTCCACCATATATATCTGGATTTTTGATTTTTGTAATTATAAAGTTTATAATTTGTATTTTACCTTCTCCGATAACATTTAATTTTATAGCAGAATTATTTTTTTCAGCATAATTTATTGCTTTTTTATAAAAACGTTCTGATCTATCCTTAGCATATTTATTTCTTCTAGCTAGAGATTGATTGTCATTAACTGCTCTTTGTACTAAATTCTGTGAAAGTTCTAATAAAATTTTGTTAAAAAATATATTGAATTGTTTAGTCATGATTATATTTATATTATTCAACTAACAGTTCCACTTTCTCAAACTTTTATTAATACGACTGTTTGGATCATTGGCAGTTTTTGCAGAAGTTAATTTCTTCTTCATTCCTTTCATACGACTACAAAATGACTTTCTTCTTTTTGCTGGTTTACTACCTTTTTTGAGTTTGGAGGGGTCTGTTGTAACTGCTGTTTTGAGTTTAGAACCAGGGTTTTCTCTCTTATAAGATTCTACTCCTTTTTTATTTAAACCACCACTTGGATTTTTACCCTCTTTTCTCTGCCATGCAGGAGTGGATTTTTCTTCTACGGGAACACAATTAGGAACTTTTCTCTTACCTTTCTTTTTCATTCCTAGTTGCTTGTAGCCTTTCCAACAAGCTTCTAAGATAGAGTTTACATATTCATCGAAATTTTTAGTCATATGACTATTTATATTTTTCGATATTATATGTACTATTTGAATGAACTTTTATTTGATTCGTAAGAAAATGCATTACATTACCACTGTCTTTCAGAACAATAGTCCATACATCATTTTCATGCATACCATTTTCTTTGATGTATAAGACATATCCATCACCCATAGGAGTAACAACTGGAATAGGGTTTTTTGGCTCAAATATCATTTCACTTTCATTTTTCATAATTTGGTACTCTTGGTGGGATTCGAACCCACAGAAACATGAACCTCAATCATGTGTGTCTACCAGTTGCACCACAAGAGCATTTTAACTTATACTACTTTTTTTAATTTTCTTTTTGTCTTTGTCAGTCCATCCAGATAAGCCTTGATTATATGCATCAGATGTTAGTTTATCAACTTCTTCTTGACTATAGAATTTAGGAAGAGATGTATAGTCTTCTTCTCTTACAAATTTAGGACGATTACAGCATTTGCATGTTATATTGTAACCAAATGTAATTTTTTCCAGTGCATCTGAGTGTGAATTTAAATAATAATCAACAGTAAGTTGCTTTGGTATCCCATCTTCAATACGCCATGCATGGTATTGGCTTCTTAAACTTCCATAATCATCCTCATATGAATCATCAGTGATCACATACTTGATTTTTTTACCATTTTCTATGCGAATTTTGGTATCACTAGGAATGATGTTATTTTTGTCAAGTTTCATATTAATCAATGTAAATTTTTATTTTATAATGGCGGAAACAGGGGGAGTTGAACCCACAGACCCTTTGTGAGGATCGGGAATTTAGCAAATTCCTGTACAAAACCGATATGTACGTTGTTTCCAATTATTCTATGCTGGTACACCTTGCGGGATTCGAACCCACACTGTTTAGTTCCTAAAACTAATGCCTCTGCCGTTGGGCTAAAGGTGCATTTATGTTAATCTTCGATTAAAACAAAGTTGTCTGTATGATATCCACAGTGTATCTCTCCAGTTTTATGGTTTACAACCACACAGTGTCCAGGCATCTGTGTTATCTCTCCTAATATGATGAATTTATCATTTTCTCTAAAGGGATATTTCTTGTGAAAATCAGTTGGTAATGTAGAAAAATCAAACTTTACAAGTGGTAGTTTATTTAATGTTTCTGATTCAACACTCTTTTCAGAGATTTCACTCAAAGGAACTTCTGAAAAGTATAAACTATCACTTAAGGATTCGTATGAATGACTTGATATACTATCATCTATACTTCCACTACCATACCACATGAAAGGGTCTAATTTATATCTCCCATTCTCTTGTAAAACAAAAGGAGCATTATCACTTTTTCTATATATTATTTGGGGGTTCATTTTTGAATACTTTCTAGAATTATTAAGTTCATCAATAACAGTCTGTGTTACTGGTCCCTGATTTTCTAATTGAATTCTTCTAGATTCTTTCATAAAATTTGAAGTCATGGTACAAGCAATGGGAATCGAACCCACTTAGGTCTGTTTAAGAGACAGATGCACAACCATTATGCCATACTTGCATTTACATTATACATCAGATTAAATCCTTTGTAAAGGGGAATTTTTGGTACACCAGGAGGGGTTCGAACCCCCGACCTTCGCTGTGTAAAAGCGTTGCTCTACCACTGAGCTACAAGTGCATTTTTATTAACAAATTATTACTTTCTCTATACTTTCTAATACTTGTGTCTTTTCTTTTTGTGAAATTTCACCCAAAACATTTAATTGTTCTGATACAACATCAGGATTGTTTTTAACCCAATCCACAGTTTCCCACATTTGAGAAGTATTAGAAAAGAAAAGATTGGGAGATATTGGATATTTTGACTTCTCCACAGTTCCTTTACACTCTTCTGCAAAAATTGGCACAGTGTTATAATTCAAAGCTTCATAGAATCTGTTGGCTAAGTGATTATAGTGTGTATGTGTTATCTCATCTTCTATATAAAGGGAACAGATATATGCTCCTAGTCCTTCTTTGGACCAGTCTATTCTAGGAATGAAATTTGCTGATACTCCTGCTGTTTTGAATTTTTCAACATTTTTAGCATGTGAAGAAACAACCAAGTTTTCTGTAAAATACTTCAAGAAATATTTACTTCTATTCTTTCTAAACGAACCGTAATAAATTAAATCTTTGGTTTTGTCCACAGGAGAAGGTGAATTATTTTTTTCATAAACAAGAGCATTTAGATTCATGATAATCCAATCAGTTGTATATTTTGTAACAACTTTGCTTGCTGCTGCTGGATGATTTGCAATAACAGTATATTTTCTATTAGCTCTTTTTGCTGCCATCCAAAGAATTCGTGGCTCTCCTAAATTATATTCATTTGTAATATAGAACAATCTGGCATTTGGATTTGCCTCCAACCATGCATAATCAACAAATGAGTATGCTGATGCATGATTGAAAATAATATTATCGTATCCTGTTTTTATAGAATCGTTAACTCCTACATAGGAACATATCAAATCTGCATCTAGTTTTTGAGCAATTTGGTGAGCATTGGTAAGATGTAAATTTTTACTACACAGTTTTCCTTTATGTGAATCTATAATTAGAGTTTTTTTTGTAGAAGTTTCCATATTTTATTATAATTTATCTATGTTGATTTTCGGGAGGGCTAGACAGGATTCGAACCTGCATGTATCCAATTAAACTTTCAACTCGTTCGTAGCGAGAGGTTATACACGCCCATTATTATTTCTTCTATCTAAATTTTTCTGTGTTCCTGATTTTTCTCTTCCAATTCTTACCCATGCAATATCATAATTACTGAATGCTGTTTTCATCCTAAGATATATTTTTTCATTCTCTCCCACTTTGAGAGTTTTTTGGTTTGAACTAAATTCATATGGAATACTTGTCCTATTGGACCACTCATTGGTTGAACTGATACTAATTCTTTTGCTATAATTTCTGGAAATACTCTGTTTATCCTAGGAAATACAAAATTTGGTAATTTATTCTGTATTGGTTTTGGCAACTTCAAAACCACTGGTGCTGCTACTGTTGCAATTAAAGAACCTAGTGCTCCTTTAAATAAATCTCTTCTATTCATTATGGCTACCCACTCTGGAATCGAACCAGACTAAACAGGGTCAAAGCCTGTCACCTAAGCCACTCGGTCAATGGGTAATTTAATGGTAACGTGAACGGGATTCGAACCCGCGATCTTCTGATTGAAAGTCAGGTGATTTAGCCAACTAATCTACCACGTCATTTAAAAAATCATGCTCTACTATACCACATTCGTATGTGGTGTCAACTCTAAACTGCATTTAATATCTTCTTGTATAACCACAAATAGGACATTTGATGTTATTGGTTCCTGGAATGTCTTCCATAAGACATCTATTCACAATTTTCCAATCATGCACCCACCCATCCCATCCCTCATAACCATCATCAATAGTCACCCTTTCTGAATGAGAACATTTGGCTTGTTTCTCTGTGGGTTTGGGAACTCTACAAGGTAAACCATGAAGGTCAAGTCCTTGTATTTTTTCATCAGTTGTATATGAATATTTTTTTGCCATACTTTATTTTCCCAACATCTTAACCAAGAGCTTCTCTTTCTTTAATTTCTCTTCTGTTTTCTTATACTCACTTTCAGATACATTATTTTTATAGTTGGAGCTTGCTAGTCTCTTTTCCAAGAATTCTATATACTCTTGTCTCTGTTTTAATGTAACTGTACTTTTTTTCATAGAAATGGTCATCGTGGAGGTAGTTGAAACCTCATCAAAGCAGTTTAAAAGACTGCTGCCGATCCACTGTGGCATCACGATGTTTAAAGGGCATATCGTGAAGGAATCGAACCCTCGTATGATGTTTTGGAGACATCCGTTCTACCATTGAACTAACGATATATTTGTATTAACTATTCTCACTTTCCCACAAGTCCCAATCGAATCCCTCATGTAAACCCATTTCAATTTCTTCTTCTGTGAAGACTTCTCCGATTGTTCCTTTAACTATTATTTCTTCTCCGTCTATTATCATAATGGTTCCCCCATCGGGATTCGAACCCGATCCGCAACATTCACAGTGTTGAATGCAAACCGATTACACCTTGGAGGGAATTTTAATTTTTGTCTTGTTATACTCTAACACTCTTTTGAACAAACTCAAACACTTTTCTTCCAAATCACCTCTATTTTGGTTTTTCTCTAATATTTCTACAATATCAGACAATTCTTTCAGATATTCTGATTGTGTTTTCTGTTTTTTCATAACGAAATGGAGGTCGCATAGAGAATCGAACTCTATTATCTGGAGTACAAAACCAGTGCATCACCATTTATGCTTTGCGACCATTTATATTTTTTAACGGTGGAGATATCGGGATTCGAACCCGACACTAACGCCTTTCCTCCGTTAGTATGCTCCATCTTCTCATATCCCCTTTTTAAAAGGCTCCCAAGTGTGGGGTCGAACCACATTCAACTGGTTAACAGCCAGCCCGCTCAACCGTGTGCGTTCTTGGGAATTTATTATTCATTTGGTACCTCTGTACACTCTCCGCATTTTATGCATATTGGAAACCATACCTCATATGTTCTACATTCCTCATGAAGGTTCCAATGCTTACAATGAGGACATTCTATTCCATCTTTATCTGATACAACTTCACTCATACTTCTAAATCTTTTATGGAAGTTTTAACATTTGAAAGAAATGGAATGCATCCAGTCACCAATACCTTATCAGATATTCTTTCCCCACCCTCTTCTAAACATCCTAAAACATTACTCATTATAGCATGTCCATGCCTGTTTCTCATAGTGCTACAATTATAATGATTGAATTCGCAACTACAATCACATGAAGACATTAGACTATTAGCATATTTCAATACTCTGTTATATTTTTCTTTATCTTTCATAAAATGGCAGAGATGACGGGAGTTGAACCCGCATAGTCTATCTTGACAGGATAGTGCATTAACCAATTGTGCTACACCTCTATTTAAAATGGAGCACCATATCAGAATCGAACTGATGACCGCTACTTGGAAGGAAGCCGTTTTGCCATTAAACTAATGGTGCATTTATTTCTTAACTGGTACTCTCTGTGGGATTCGAACCCACATTCACAAGATTTTGAGTCTAGCCGCTTTACCTATTAGCGCAAGAGAGCATTTGTATTTTCTTCTAAAATATATCCTAGTGTCCATACTGGAAATCCTGTTGCTATAAGAGGAAAAATAGATGGAACAAAAATAAAAGGTCTTGTCCATGCAGATTCATCACATTTTATTGCAAATTGAACACCACATTTCATGGTGGTTCCTCCTGCAACTTGTAATGATTTTCCTACTGTGGAACATGATGTCAACATTAACAATAATAATATTAGAACTTTAAAAAATTTCATTTATGGTGGTTAGGTGTGGTTCTGACCCACCCCCCGAAGGAGAAGTTTTACAGACTTCTTGCTAGAGCCACTAGCTTTACCTAACCATTATAACTAACTTACTTTTAAAATATTTGAAAGTCAAACTTTAAAAATGGCCGCTAAACTGAGAATCGAACTCAGATAGATAGTTTTTCAAACTATTGTATGAACCATCACTACCATTTAGCGGTTACTTACTGAAATGTTTTTGTGAATGACAATTTGGACAAAGATATTCTAAATTATCAAGTTTGTTATTATTTTTATTATGATCTTTATGATGTATTTGTAATTTTATATACTTTCCACGCCAATCATTGCATCCACATTCACTACAAATATATTCTCTTTCACTTAAATCTAATGCTTTCATTAAAGACGATCTTCTCAATCTTTTATAATTTTTTATATTTTGTGAATTTGTTATTTTGGCAGTTATTAACCCTGCTCTATGTTTTGCTCCAACAGTTATATCTATACCTAAATTATCTAACCTTCTCTTATAATGATACCACGCACCTCCCGTTAAATTTACTCCTAAATTTTTGAGAAAATCACTCATTGATGATGATACGTTCCATGTGGTCTTTATATCATCATCTGATATTTTTTTATTATCTAGAAAATACTTAGATTTTGTCGCCAATTTATATTTTTTAAGCCAATATACAATTGTACTTCTACTTTTATTATATATTTTAGCTATCTCTGTTGAAGATAGCCCACTCTCTATATGTTCTTGTAACTGATTTTTATCCATTTTTAATGTGTTTGTAAAATTAGGAGGGACGGAATAGTAACCGTCTTCTTCACCCAGCAAACGGGTGCTGCATTACCAATATGCTAACCTCCTTTAAATTTATAAAAAACTTTTCGGTGTGTGAGAATCGAACTCACGCTATGCCCCGTTGGGCACGTTCTTCCACTATTACTAACACCAAAAATTGGTCGCCTATACAGGATTCGAACCTGTGAATACTTGATCCCAAATCAAGCGCGTTAAACCATGCTCTGCCAATAGACGTTTTAAAAAGGTACTTCTGGTAGGACTTGAACCCACAACTTTCCGCTAATCGGGCGGAATTTCTACATTGAATTACAGAAGCATTGTGAACAATAACCATTGCTCTTTCACTTGTTTATTCAAGTTGAAGGGGGATACCCCTCTATTCTAAGGTTAGGATGGTTGGATTCGAACCAACGAACGCTAGTATCCAAAACTAGTGCCTTAAACCAGACTCATGCCACACCCTAATAGTGTTTTATATTCTTTGATATAAATGGTGGAGCTTAAGGGATTCGAACCCTTTCCTCGACTGTGCAAGAGTCATGTGCTAAGCCATTATCACTAAAGCCCCATTTACAAGATCACTTGCCAAGATTATTTTTCGGCAAGTGAGTTTATTAAACCTGCCAGAATTAAAGAAACTTTATTTCTGCTACGCCACACTCGGTGGAATCCGTTCGATTTTTCAATTAGGAGAATCTTAGAAACCTTTTTTGGATTCTCTGATTCCCACTTGGTAGTCAGAGATGTCTTTTGATGTCTGTTACATTAAACCACTCCTGATGGGAGGCAGAGACAGACGATCCGAAATTACTCGGAAGTCGTTTGGTTCTATAATTTAATGTTTTGTGCATCATACTTTACTTACTTAGTTTACCACTACTTTGCAGTAGTTTCAAGAAAAAACTTTTTTTCTTTTAGGTGCCTCAGAGTGGAATCGAACCACAATTATTTTGCTTATGAAACAAACGTTCTACCATTGAACTACTGAGGCATTTATAAGGGTTGCGTATCGGGGAATCGAACCACCACCTCCAGCTTATGAGACTGGTGAGCTTCCAAAGCTCTTGACCGCAATTTTTTCTACCATTTAACTTACACTACTTACTTTACAGATCAAGCTTTTTCTCATTTTTTTCTGACATTATCCCAAAAATCTTGAAAAGCATCCCAGAAAGACTCTAATACAGTATATAAAAGTACCAGAGTTGTAAAGAGACCACAAATAATACTATATAGTAATACTTTCCAAACACTTCCATTAAAGGGAATGTGTCCTGCTTGCAAACATCTCATAGTATAATCTCTTATACATTTTAATCCATAAAAAGAAAATATTATGTATGCTATAAATATTATACAAAAATGTTCTGAGGTACTCATACTTAAATATATAGCATCATACATCCTCTGTCAATAAATAAATAGAAATGATACTAGATTCAATATCCTCCACCTCTACATTCCCATCTGAAAAAATCAACATCAGAATAAGAGATATTGAGAATGTTGAGGACAATACTAGATTTGGTCTAAGATTCAGACACTTCTATTACAATACAAATGACTCTAAATTGAATTTTAGCACACAACCAGCATACACTATAGTTAGTGATGATGGAAGCTCAAGTTTAAGTGCATGGCAACCAGTCAATTTTTTAAATCCTATGGATTTTAATCCATTCCTATGGACTGTGGGAAATCCTAATGAATATCTCTATGTATCATATAATGGTGGATTATCAGGAGTAACAATATGGCCAACTCATCCATATCCATCCATGAGCAAAATTAGTAACACTGCTATAATGATTAGTGCTATGGTGGCTCTTGCATCTGGATTTGATGGGGAAGTGAAAACTCCAGAATATAGAACAAGAGTGAAAAATTCTGGATTTTACAATTTAACAGCATTTCCAACCTATTCTACTAATTCAACAGGATTTACCTATGCATCCAGAGGTGTCAAAGAATTTAAAATAGGAGAAAATAAAAACTTTCAAAGAAACTTTCAAAGAAAGAGTCTAGCAAGAAACATAATCAACAATAGTTTGAAAATAGAGATTCCTGTAGTTTCCTCAAAAACAGTATTGGATGATACACAGAATCAGATTTTTAGATTACAATTCTTTGATGACAATTCTAGTAGTGAAAGAACTAGCAATGGGGTGAAATCAACTACCACCACACTAAGAACTCTAACCAATACAGTATTAGAAGATTTAGGAATCACTTTTCCGTACACTACTCAAGCTAATTACAATAATGCAACTGGTGCAGTAAACATAGTTTTCAAGGCTCCGTTGTTTATTAACAAATTTGATGATATAACAGCATGTTATGAGACATCCAGTGTTATACCTGCTCCTTACAATGCAAATACAAGAATAATTAACAACAGCACAAATAATTTTACAGTAACCTCTAATATTCCAGTTTATTTTTGGAACTATAGATTTCGCACTGCATCTCCTGGTGGCATTGCTAATACAGATGCATTCACTGTAAATTTTACAAGCTCTTCTTTTACAATAAGTGATAATTATTCTAGTGTGGATGTTAGAACCACTATGATTGATAATTACTACCAGAATCAATTTAGTATCTTATCATCAGAAGTTGCAGGATTACTTGTTCAGCGTTTTGTTGAGGAAAATGGAGAACTTACACTTAGTGCTAAGCCTATTGGAACTAATAATGTTTATATCACTAATCAGTGGATGCCAGCAGGTTATGATTTAAGATTTTTCAATTCTGGATTGGGAGACAGGTATAGTGTTATTATGCAGCTTAGTTCTTTTGTAGGAACTATTCATCAACATCCTCAACCTATAGACCTCTTATTAAATAAGAGAAACATAGTATTCAATTTAAACTTACAAGAGAGTGGTGAAACTAGTGCACACTGTGTTGCAACAATATTCCCGACACCAGCAGAAACTGGATTTGGATATAAATGGGCTGCACATCCTCCTGAAAACGTGGTGTTTAGAAACTTGGAGGGTGATGAACTATCCCAAAACGTTTTATATGAGAATGAATTTGAGGCACAAGTTTTCAACTTAGGGGTAGATAAAACAGAAATAATCTTGTACTCACAAGAATATGACACAAGTGCAAGTACTTTCTGGTTTCCTCCTAGCTCTGTGGTTAATAATATGTATTTGGAACTAACGGGTTCTGTAAACGATTTTAACAAAATTACTACTGGACAAGTTTCTGCATATTGTAATAGGAATGGTTTCTCCTATAGAGCACCAGTTGATGCTACTATTATATGGAATGAAATTGGAGGAGATTCTAGAGGAGAACTATCATTCTCATCAGGAGCAAATAGTCCTATTAAAAAAGGAACCACTTATGCATCCACAGAAGATTACTCTATTGTTGATGTAGCAGTGTCTAGTATTCCTGTTGAAAGTTATCCTCATAATATATTATTTGATGTTAGTTGTGATTTATTCAGAAGCGACTTTTCTATGAATGCTAGCAAACTCTTTTTCATAAGAGAATATCCTTCTAAAGACTATATAAACATAAACTCAACAGTAAGCAGTGTTGCTGGGTCAGAGTCTGTGTCAAGCTCTGCATTCAAAAACAAAATCTTGACAAATTCTGCAAACATATCACTATCTGCAAGTTATCCTGATTTGATAGTTGATAGTTCTAGATTACTGTGGAGTATTAAAAACAGCAACGGTGCTACCACACTAACATCTGGAAACTTTGCTAGTTTTTCATTCAACACTGTTAGTGCATGTGTAACACTTAGTGCAATTAGTGCAAGTCCATTTGAGGGTAATTTTAAGGCATACAACTTTATAGAATCCATGTGTTTCTACAACCTATCTTCTATTTCTCCTTTTAACTATATTGCATTTCCAGAAAACCAATATTCTCCAGTAAAAACACTGGCAGAAGCTACTAACAACTACCAGTGTGGTTTGATTAATCAGGGTTTCAACTTATACAATCAATCAAATGGAATGACTGCATACAAATCATGTCATACAGAAAACTTTTATTTTTCAGCAACTCCTGGATTTGATAGATATATTTGGAAAGTTGGTAACTTATCTAAAGAAACTAATACTAACAAATTAATACTTCCAGTTACCTATGCAAACATTTCTGCTAGTGGTAGTGTAAGTGTATCTGCATTTAACAGCATATTCACAAATGAAGACTCTGTTACAGTGTTTAATAGTACATCTTCAAATGGGTCCAATGTTTATAAACAGCCAATCACATTTTTTAATTTTCCAACACCACTTGTCAATATCACTATAAACAATAATTATTATAACATAAACAAATATAGCGAAACTCCCAAACTAACATTTGAATTTGATGCTGGTTACACTAACATTGTTGGTTATACTCTAAATGTTGTTTTAAGTAGCAGCGATTTTGTTCAGACAAAAACTATCAAAGATGACAGAACCATAGCAAGCTCCCTATTAAAAATAGGATTAGAAAACTCTGATTTTATCATAAAAGAAAACTCTGTTAATTCTTGCATAGTTTACTTGTCTGGTAATGTTGATGTTACTGTTGATGGTTTTGATTATTGTTCAGAATCAAAACCAATCTCATCTAACACTCTAAACTTAACAGCATATAACGGACCCAACATAGATTTGTATGCACTCAAAAATATAGTTTCTGCTGGGGAGATTGTGTATTTGTACAATAGTAGCAACAGCAATTTCTCTCCTTCTAATTCATCCAGATTCACATCATTCATTTTCAACAATGGAGAGGGCACTATTCAAACATCCACTTCTGCATACCTAACAGCACGATACGTTTCTGAAGGGGCAAAATCTCCTTCTATGACAGGAATATTAATGAGTGGTTCTCCTGTTATTCAAAGTTGGAACAATCTAATCTATGTTAAAAATTCGTTCGAACCTTATGACAGCACTATTACCAGAAATTTCTTCCAAGATATTTCTATACCACATTCTGTTGAAGATGTTCTTGTAAAACCAAATGAATGGCAGTATGCATCTGTTATAAACAAATCTTTCCAAAAAATAAAAACAAACTTGGATTATCTAAGTTCATCATGTTCCATGAACAATATAACATTCCCAAAGGCATATGGTGGTTTCTTGGGTAAAAAATATGGTAATTTCAAATGGGATACTAGAAACAGTTCTGTAAATACAGGAACCAATCCGTTATCAGATTTGAAATTTGTTCAGTATGTAGATGGTAAGATTTTGGTTATAAATGGTTCTAACATAGAAATTTATACCTTTGATGAAACTCCTGAATTGTTATTCTCATTCAATAGAATAGGTGATGGTGAGACTCTATCAAATCCAGTTCGTCTGCATTATGATAGTGTTGCAAACAGACTCTATATTTTGGATAGTGATAAACAACTTATGTTTGTCTGCTCATTTGATATAGACTCTCCCAACGATATTCAACTAACACACTATTGGGGTGGGGTTGGGGGAAAGGCAGACAGAACTAAACTTAATAATCCTGTGGATTTCTGTTTAGATTCACTTGGTAATGCTTATATATTGGACAGTGATTCTATGATGATAAAGGTTTATAATGTAAACTTGAATTGGATCAAAAACATTGATCTAACAACTCTAATAGGGGATAAACCTCTATCATTAGACTGCTCTAATGATATCTTTTGTCTAACAACAGAAACTGGAACCACATATATAACAAATTTGAATTCCATCATATCCAAGATACAAGTATCTGGTGCAACCAAATCTTTCTTTAATCTTATTCACTATGGAATCATTTACATAATCTCTGGAAACAAGATTTCTAAGTTCATGATTGATGGGGCATATGTCTCTGATAAAACTATGAGTTATCCTATCACTCATGTTGGAATGGACCAATATCATATTTTAATATCTGGAAAAAATTGTATTTCTAAATTTGTCGATTTTATTGAAATAGACAAGATTATAAATGATTCAGAATCTCTGTCAGGATTCTCATGGAATAGTATTTTTGTGGATGAGAGTGAATTGGTAGCAGACTATGTTTACAACGACTCTTTCAAAAAAATATATGATAATATAAATCTTCTTAATAAAAGAGTAGACTCTCGTATAATGGTTAACTATGATGAATTTGGCTCTGTAACAAGTCAATACACTTCTGCTATATCTGCATCTGCTTTAAAATATACTCCTATTCTGCTAGCAACAAATGAGCCTGTTTTATATGATACTATTAATAGAAGTATAAGACTCATCTTTGATTGTTTGGAAAACTTAAAGGACAATATTTCAATAAACACAACAGTGTTTAATAACAACAATAATTTGCAGTGGTTGTGGAAATATCACTATATAGAAAACACACAAAAACCATCTCTTAATAAAAATCCTGTAACTTGGAGAGAACTTAAGAGTGGAAAGGTGTCTGCAAATACACAACTCAGTTCAATTTCTGCATGGTATGTGCTGAGAAGAGGTGTGGCTGGTAATCACTCAGAAATATGCTGGAATCATGAGTATCTTCAAAGCAACAGCTACTTTCCTCTAGAATGGTTCTCCACTGAAAAGGGTAGTGTAAGTGGACATGTTTTCACATGGGCAGATTTTGAGAAAAATTGTTGTGTTGTTCCAGACTTTATTTTTACAGACTGTGTTTCTTCGTGCTAAATAATTACAATGGAATACGCCAAAGAAATTTGTAAAGTTACTGATAATCAGATTGTCTATCCTATCAAGGATTACGAAAACATAGGAGATTCTCTATCATCTATAAATTACAATTTTAATGTATTAGACATCTATACATGCAATTTTGAATTTAGTGCTGCTAATTTTTGGAACTCTATGTATTCCATATTCAATTCTAGCAGTGCAAGTTGGATTAATGCTATCAACAGTGTAAGGTCAAATAGCTCTTGCTGGACAGAAACTTACACAACTGTTAAATCACTTAGTAATATATGGTTAAAACCTATTTCACTCATCTTTCCATATCCATTTGATGAAGATGGTTCTGAGGAAGATATTATAATTCAAGTAACAAGTTGGGTGAATGAAGCATTTCCTGTTGTTTCTGGTTCATGTTACAATTTTATTGTAGGTCAAGAACTTTTTATTTTTACTCCACAATATAAATCTATTAACCAAATACTATCACAGTCAAAATCATCAGGAGTAAGAAGTGTGAGAGTTAAATTTACTTGTAACTGTATTGGTGCAGGAACAAGCACAGGAACCAAAACAGCAACTGTTGACTGTGGAACCCAAAGATTGGATGTTGCTGTTCCTGATAAATTTGTGAACATATTTTCAGGACTTAAATTTATTATAGACCCAACATCTTCCAGATGGGTGTATGATTCTGCCTTGTACAACTAATGATAACCCCTCTCACAGAATTCCAATACCTTGGCAACAGTCTAGAGACATTCAATTCTAATATGCAAGAATTGAATGTTAGGACTGATGTTTTACACTCTCAGAAGGATAAGTGGAATTCTCTATTTAAAATCTTTGCTCTAATACAAGCTGAAATGAACGGTTTGACAGCAACTCTTGAATCTAACAGTTCTAATTGGAGTTCAAGTAGTGATTTAGTTTATAATGTTAAAGGATATTGGGAAGAACCAATAATGATAGCATATAAGTCTACCTTCAACATGGTTGCCAATTTTTTGGAAATAGAAACATGGTTGAATGACAACTTCCCATCAAGTTTATTTTCAAACACTCAAATATTAAGATGTGATTTCCTATGCAAGAACTACAGTTCTGAATCTTTTCAAGGTTCAAGAATAGATAGTTTTAAACCAGAAGTGTTAGAGAATCTGGCTGCAACATATTCAACAACTGTTAACAATATTTTTATGTTTTTAGGATTGAGAAATCAGATGAATACTCTTCTAACAACTTTTAATTTTTATCTTAGAAAATATAACAAGAACAACATTCTATTAAATGAAATAAGCGAGATTGAAAGCTTGGTGAATCTTGTATGGTATAATAAGAATACAGACTCCTTAGAGTCATCAGAATTGAACAACTTCAATTCCACAGATTTAACATACTTTCACTCTTACTTGTATCAATATCGTATAGTGAACGAAAAATACAAAAGTTTTGTTCGCTTAAACTTTCTCTCTATTCCAGAATTTATTCTTACTCAATTTGCTCCTAAAAACATACATATAAACACTGGAGGAACATTTTTCTTTAAAATAAGAGATGGTAGATGGACCTATCATCCTTATACTAATATAGAATTTTGTTCTACAAACACATGCTCAGACTGCTATGCAAATTTAGACATAAACGAATTGTATAAGAATCGTCTACCATGTCTGTTTCCAGTAAAATATATTCTTACCGAATGTATTATCCCAGACCCAGAACCATATGTAACCCCTTTAGGCAACCTTGCTCAAGTTGTTGACCTACAAGAGTATGATATTCTCAGCCAACTATTTTCATGAATCTAGCATCTAATAATAATCAATTTGAAGAATACTTGAACAAATATATTAACGTGGTAGTAAATGGTTCAAATAAAAAGTTCTTAGTTCAAAAATCTAATAAATTTTCCTCCTCAACAGGTTTAGGATTACTAGATGACTCTTCTTCATTTTCATACAGTATAATAGGAGAGTCTGCATCACAAACTTGTCTTGATTTTGCAGGACTCTCATGGGTATTCTCTTATGGAGGAACATTAAGTGGTAATCCTTGGACATTTACATCTCTTGCTACTTCTGTGAGATTTGATATTGAAGACTCTTCGAATTGTGGTGGTGCTAATAGTTCTGTTCAATATGGCACAGCACTAGCATCTATCAGTACAGACTCTATGGATATATACATGGACTTAGATTTTACAGGTCTTGCAGAGGATCATGATGAATATTATGAGAAAATGAGTTTCTTTCTGAACGGGGTAAAGGTTGCTAGTGCAACTTCTCATGGCTATAATTTATTTTGTAGTTCTTTCAGTCCTCCTCAAACAGGATACATAGTAAATCCTCCATATCTCCTTTCTGCAAATTCTGTGAATGAATTTCTTATTGATTTTACTACAAATGATGGACTTTACCACATTGATTGTTTCTATCAAATAAATTTACAGTTTTTTAGAAATGAGACAATGACAATCCCAGCAGTTTTATCATGATTTATTCTAATAAAAAAATTATAATGGCAGGTCTTGCCAATAACAAGACATCACTTGGAGAGGTGTTTCGTCGTTATGTTGAATGTTTCAAAACATTTAGTAAACCTGATGTTTTTGATTTACAACAGTTTACAAAAAATGATGAATTTAAATTAGATTTATTTCCACAATACAGTGGACCAATAGATCATGATGTAAAGTATTTTCATAGCACTTTTAGTCTTTATAGTGCTATAAAACAAAATACTAAAAGTATCGCAAGAAATTTTGATGTTAAAAAAATAGGATATTTTGTATGGGAGAGTTCTGAATTGCATAAGAAAGATTCTGAAGTATTAAAGGATTTTGATGAAATATGGACTGCTAGTAACTACTGTAAAGATATTTTTTCACAATATATAGATTCAAATCTTATAAAAGTAGTTCCTCATCCTATTCCCATTCCTTCTAAACTTCCAAAGAAGTATAAAAATTTTACAATACTAATTATAGGAAATATATCTAGTAATGTAGATCGTAAAAATATAGTTGGTAACTTGGAAGTTGCAAAAATAATAAAACAAAAATACAAAGATGTAAATGTCATTTTTAAAACTTTTACTGGTTCAGATAGTGAAAGAACTCTTTTAAAACAGATTGTAGGAGATTCAAAAATCAAAGTTATTGATGAATACTACTCATCCGAAAAAGTTCAAGAGCTTATTGGTAAGTGTCATGTATTACTCTCTCTTCATCGCAGTGAGGGATTTGGCCTTACTCTTGCAGAGGCAATGGCAGTTGGAACAGTTCCTGTTGCAACAGGATATTCTGGGAATTTAGATTTTATGAAAGAAGATAATAGTTTTTTAATAAATTATAATTTAAATGAAAGTAATAATTATTTCAAAGGTCTGTGGGCAGAACCCAATCTTGACGATGCTGTAAATAATCTATATTACTATATAGATAATATAGCATATTTAAATATTATTCAAAAAAATGCTTCAATATATATCAAAAAAACACTATCATATGATGTAATAACAAATAAAATAAAACAGACTTTATGACTAAAAAATATGCATTCGTTCTATTAGGTATAGAATCAAGCTGCAATCATTTATTTTGCAGTTTATTCAGTTCAGTAAAATATAATTCCAATAATATATGTGGAACAGACATGGCCAATTTAAATGAAGAAGGAACATATATATATCATGAAAAAGAAAAATTTGATAAAGTATGGAATAATCCATCTAAAAAAATTTCAGATATTACTACAGATTCTTTTGTCACTAGTAGAAGTGTTCCTTGCGGCTTAAATTTTCCAAAAACAGACATGTTTATAGAAAAATGTATCAGTGAAAATTATACTCCTATTATAGTTATACTATCTAGAGATATAAATATAGTAAAAAAATCATCAAAAAACAGACACTTACCTATGAACATAAATGAAAAGATTGAATATCTAAACAATATTATATCTAAATATAAAGTAAAATTCATAAGTTTTGAAACTTTAATGCTATTTAAAAACAATTATTTTTCTACATGGTTAAAAGAAATAGATATTAATCTTGAGCCTCCAAATGAAAATCTATATTTAAAAATACACGACTCTAATAAAAAATATCTAGTTTCGTAATTTTTTCTCAAAATCATCCATCATTATATTTTTATATTCTCTAAAATCAAAAACTATTACACTATCTCTATTATATGCATCAAAATAATGTAATCTTTTAGACTTATCTATAAAACCATATTTTTCCTCGTTTTTATTTTTTATACCAGTTATAATTTTTTTATTGTTATATGCAGCATAACAATACATAGAACTATCAGAAGCTAATATTCCTTGACATAAATCTATAAGATATAAATTTCCTGATATACTAATCTTGTTTACTAAATCTATAGATTCTTTTTTTATTCTATATTCTGGTTGATATTTAATATCACTATAATTAGAACCATCATAGCCAATCTGAACAATATTGTATTCATTTTTAAATTTTTCATAAAAATCGTCAATTACATGAATTGGTATATTTCTATCTGAAGTGCTTGCTGATGCAGATACAATAAGAAATGGTTTGTTAGAATCTAAAATATAATTTATATAATACTGATCTTCAAGAGTTAAAAAATGTTTCATTTTTTCTTGTTCAGATTTAAATATATCAAAACTTCTATCTATATCACAATTTATCTTATTTCTTTTTAAAAAAATATTCTCATATTCTGTCATAGCTAATATTCTTTTTTCATCATATAAAGAAAAAACATCATTCCATTTATTACCCTCACTTAAATAATCATATATAAAAATATTTTTAGAAAAGGGAGTATTTAGAAATAATGATGGGATATTTTTATTATGTGTATATAATGCTATTACTATTTTATTATTTTTAGAATATTCAATAATATTATTCCATCTGTTATCTTTTATAGATGATATTATCACATCTCCTAAACCTCCTGAAAATCTTACTAGATTTTTAATACTACTCATATAAAAATATTTACAACAATAAACACTGTTGTAAATACAAATATGAAAAAGATTATATTAGTTATGGGTTTATCAGGTTCTGGAAAAACTTATTTCTGCTCAAGTCTTTTAGAACTGTTTCCTTCTGATAGTGTGGATTATTTTAATGCAGATGTTATTAGAAAATCCTATAATGACTGGGATTTTTCTAGAGAGGGAAGACTTAGACAAGTTCAAAGAATGAGAGACTTGGCAGAGAAGTCTCTTAAGTCTACAGTTATAGTTGATATGATATGTCCACTAGTAGAAATGAGAGAGATATTAAAACCTGATGTTATATTTTTCATAGACAGAGTTAAAGAAAGTCAATACAAAGACACTGATAAAATTTTTGAACCTCCTTGCATATCAGAGTGTAATTCTTTATTTGTAATTAATTCTGTATAACACTGTTGATAGTTGTGAAAATTTAGATAAATATAGTTATGAATTCTATTACTCTTCTGTATACCTTAATAAGAAACTCAAAAAAAATTCTTGAGGCAACTAGTGTATTGTATATAACACTCACCAAAGTTTTGGAAATTTTAAAACTACTAGAGTCAAAAACAAATGAAACAAAATTAGGAAAGGTTTTAGAACAGTATCTTCCTATTGTTATATCAGTTATTGAAAAAATTATTGGAATGTTTGCCAAGTATGGTAACTATATTGGTTTCGTTCCACCAGTTGTGCAATCTCAATCAGAGGAAAATGAGGATGAGTTAAAAAATGACTTGTTGGATTTGGCCAAGATGCTTGAAAAATATTAATAGTATGTCTTCTGAAAATGTAAAAAATGCATTGGTTATACTGTCTGTAGGTTCTATTATAGTAGGATTTTTTCAGGGACTAGTTTCATCAGAGGTTTTTTATACAACTATAGGTGGTATTATTACTCATTTCTACCAGTCTGGTAAAATAAATGATTTACAAACCAAAGTAGATGCACAAAAAATAGAAATACAGTCTCAAAAAGTTGAATTAACTTCTTTGAAATCGTAATGCCTAAAAAACGCACTTTTAGAGAATTCAAACAGGGTCAATTTAAACCCTCTAACAGAGAAAAGTGTTTGAATAAAACTAATCCAGAATATAGGTCTGGATTAGAAATGAAGGTGATGACTGTTTTGGACAAAAATCCTAATGTGCTTCAATGGAGTAGTGAACAGATTATTATTCCTTACATACATCCTATCAAATCTGCTGAAAGGGGTTCACCTGAGTATGCCAGATACTATGCAGATTTTTACATAAAACTAAAAATAGGAGAACAGATAAAGGAACTTGTGGTAGAAGTCAAACCAAAAAGACAGTGTGAGAAACCTACCACTCATGGAAATAAAAAAACCAGCACACTCTTATATGAAAATGTGATGTGGGCTGTTAATCAGGCAAAATGGGAGGCTGCAACAGCATATTGTAAGAAAAAGAACTACATATTTGTAATAATAAACGAAGATAATATAGACTCTATTCTATCAACATAACATATAAACTATAAATATAGTTATCCATGGCAATCAACCGTGCTAAGAAAATAAAGGAAGTTAGGGATCGTTTAAAAGGTTCCTTCTTAATATCAGAACCATTCACTTGGAACAGTAAACAAGTTGAGATTTTAGACGTAATGATGCATAATAAGAGTAAATGCGTTATAGTGGACAGTCTAGCAGGAACAGGAAAAACAATTATGTCAACCTTTGCTGCTTTAAAATTATTACAGTCTGGATCATTCAAAAAGATATACTATGTTAGAAGTGCTGTAGAGTCCTCTAATAACAAGCTACAAGCCCTTCCAGGCTCTTGGGAGGAAAAGATAGCAGTATACGGCTTGCCTCTCTTAGATGCCCTTCACAAGCTGTTAAATCCAGATGAGGTGGAGGCTTTCATCAAGGCTAAAATCATAGAAGTTACTCCAATATCCTATCTAAGAGGCAGAAGCTTTCAAGACAGCATTATTATTGTTGATGAGGGACAAAACTGTGTTATGAACGAATTGATAACTATTATGACTAGACTAGAAGAGAGTTCCAAAATGTTTCTTATTGCAGACTCTGACCAGTGTGATCTTCCTAAAAATTTACAAAATGAATTTAGTAAGATAGTTAATCTTTTTACTGATGATGATAGTAAAGGTCATGGCATTCACTATTTTGAAATGCGTGATCCTGAATTTGTTATGAGAAGTGAATTTGTGAAATTTGTATCAAAGAGATACAGTGACTACAAAAAACTGATTACCTTATAAAAATAAAACCCACTTTTCAGTGGGCTTTATTTTTTTATGCTTTGAGCTTTAGATAAGCCTCGTAGAGGTCATCTATTTCTTCGCTAGTGAGTTTGACACTACCATCATAGTCATCTTTTACAATGAACTCATTTTCTCTTGTCTTTTCCACTGTTGGGCAGCAACTTCCTTGCCTACACAATTTTATTGTATTTTCATTTATAAATTCCATGGTAAAAATATTTATCTTTTTACCATGCAAGTTCTAGCTAAAATTTGAAAAAACTACAAACAATGTCATCTTTTGATTTGCTGTCTTAGTGCAGCCTCATCATATATAGATTCTAAACCACCTAGAACAGACTCTGTTGTTTCCACAAGTTCACCAGAATCACTGATATACTGCCCTATAATGTTCATCTTGTCTTGCAATTCTCCTTCCAAAACTATGAATGCTGGTTGATTTTCTTTATCAAAAATAACACCACTGTTCTTTTTATAAGTCTCGTAAACTGCATGGAAAATATTATCTATTTCCTCTCTATAAGATTTATTCTCTGAACGATTTTCATCTTTTTCAAGAAGAATGTTTGGATTTAAGGGAAGCCAGAAAATTATATCATAAAATTTAAGACTCTCTTTGGTTAGATATATTGATGTGGATATAAACTCATTTATGTCCTTTTCTGCACCTTTAAGCTTCTTATAGTCTGCAAGCCAGAAAGTGTAAACTAAGTTGTCCAATATACACCTATCATGTATTGTTTTAGACTTACCAGCATTTTCAAGTGCCAAGTCAGCCAAGGAATCTCTTATAATTTGTTGAGATTCTAGTGTTCCAGTCTCATTAATTGTAAGAGATTTATCTTTTATCAACTCTCTATATGTTTTTTCAGGAAGACTGTAATCTGGCCATTTCTCTCTAAATGCCTTTACAAGAGTTGTCTTACCTACATTCTGTGCACCAACAACAGCTATTCTCATATGGAAGATGTAGCTTTTTTACTTGCATCAAGAGAGGCATTCTTAACAGAATCCATGAAGTTCTTATATTTCGCCTTATCCTCATCTGAAAGGGATGTTACAGAGTTGTTTGTGTTGATAGCCTCTGATGCACCAACAGAAGCTGTTGTAACAGCTTCATTCTGCGGTACCTCAAAACTACAGCAGTAAGTGGATACATCACTTCTATCCAACTTCTTATAGTTTGAATAGGAGTCTGATACTTGAGCAAATGCTGTTGCTATTCCTCTTGAAGATTTTTCAAATCCTAGTGATGATGTCTTATAAACACCTATGTGCTTTCTCTGTTCCATAACAGCACCCTCATCAACTCCCATGAAAACAAAATCCCATGCCAACTTTTCTCTCTTGTCACTCAGCATGGTTTTAATTTGAGTTGCATTATACATAACACTAGAATTTTCCTCTCCATCAGTGATTATAAGGAAAAGAATTCTGTTTGGCTTTTCTTCCTCTAATAAACCACTCAATTTTTCCTCAACATGTTGAATAGTTTTACCAATAGCATCCATAAGTGCTGTTGATCCTCCTGGTTTGAGTTCAATTTTAGGATCATCTTTGATGTTCACATCTGAAAAAACCTTTTCATACTGCCCATCAAATCTGAACAAGGATACTCTTGTATCATCACCACTCTCTTTCTCTTTTTCAAGAAAGCTTGTTAATCCTCCAACCATATCCTTTGCTATGGATTGCATACTGCCACTTCTGTCTAAAATTATGTTTAAATCTGTATAATTTGTCATATTGTTATATTAACACACTCTTGTTTAAGAGTCAAGAGGAGTTTTCTTGTCTGGTTCAACTTCTTCTCTTCTATTTTTAACCTTTTCTTTAAAAGTCATCTTATTAACAACTCCAGAAAGCATAGCTTGAGCAGTGCCTTTATCATATTTTTCCACTGCTAGTGTTCCTTTGGTGGAAGAAATTGTTATTTTGTGCTTCTTGCACAAGTGGTGTAATTCTATTAGGAATTGGTCTATAGCCTTATTAGGCAACATCATTTTTTTAAATACATCTAAATATTTCATACTATTGTAAGATAGTCTCTAAGGTCTATGATATCCTTTAAAACTGTTTGATCTTTTGTTCTCAGCATCTTTTCTGATGAGAGAATATCTTCAATATGACTATCATTTGCAGACTTCAACAAAGAATTGTCATCATTTTCAATTTCTGGGAAAGAATCCCTCAACTGTTCTATTTTACTCACTAAGAGAGGTCTTTCTTTGGTTATCCAATCATAGATGGATATCAATTTCATTTTAACAGCTATGTGATCATTATCACAATCCCACAACACCTCTTGCAAAGCATTCTCATCCTCAACAAAATTAACAACTATATTGAATAGATATCTTCTAATCAATTCTGCATTTTCAGTTTCAGCCTTTGGAGTGTATCCCTTTGTCAAGTTACTACCAGAAAACATAGATGCTATCATAATATATTTAGTATACATGCAGGAATTCATACGTCCATTACTTTCTGTTGAATATTTTTGCCAATTCGCTGTAGGATATACTGTTCATGCAGTCATTAAACTCATCAATTTCTTGCTGAGTTGCTGGTTGGTCTTGAACTTTGGAGTTTTCCACTCTTCTGATAAACTCAGACTCTGTTATTCTCTCTCCAGCTTTAATTTCCTTTAAAAGTTTGTAGAGTGATACATCATAGCCCAGTTTGTTTCCCCAATAAGACACCGTATTCTTTTCCTCTAAAGGAAAATTATTCCAATATGCCCTGTGGTTGGCACCTTTTCTCATCTTATCTCCTTTTCCAGCTTGACCATTCATAGCATGAACTTACACTATAAAAATATCACAGTCAACACTTGAAACTGGTTTTCTTATGCTGTATCCTATGATATGAACAATCCTTTAAGATTACACAAAGCAGACTACAACCAAATATACTTGGGTTCAGACTTTCACTACAACCACCAGAGAGACTTCTTGTGGAAACCAAGAGGGTTTAAATCTTATCAAGAACATGACTCTTTTATAAAGAGTGAATGTGAAAAACTTCAAAAAGATGATTTATTAATATTTTTAGGTGACTATAGTTTAAACACTACAGATGAGCAAACTCACAAACTACTCACTAGCACCAAAGCTGATATCATATACATATTTGGGAACCATGAGGGTTATCATTCTAGATTTTATAGGAATTCCCTGACAAAATTCATGGAAACTTTCCACAATACCAGCATGATAAAAAATGGTATTGCTAGGGATCATGCTAGTTTAAGAGCAGCGAATTTCATTTCATACTCTAAATTTCAAATATTTCCATTTTGCGTAGAGAAAACTTCTGGTGAGGGTCATCCAGGATATAACAGACCCTTGGTAAGATCAAATGTGGATAGCTACATCTATTACTTTGGTGAAGAAGGATATTTTCAAATAGGAAATACCCACTTCTTTTGTAGACACATGGCCCCAATGATATGGGATAAAATGAAGTATGACAACTATGTTGCTGTTTGTGGTCACTCTCATGGAAACCTAAAGATAGCCACACCAAATCACTTGGATGATGGTAAAATATTGGATGTTGGTGTGGACAATGCCTTAAAATACAATGGAAAGGCTTTTTTCACAGTGGAAGAAGTTGAGAGTATTATGAGCAAAAAGAAGATAAAGATATATGATCATCATGGGGATGATCATATATAATTTAAAAATGTACAAAACCATGCAAATACTTTGCATTATTTTTAAAGAATTCATTTCTAATTGTTGGTGACTTGGACATAACTAAAACGTGTACATAATCATCCCCAGAGTCGTTAAAAATTACAGAAAATTCTCTATCTTTTATAGCTGACATGACTGAAAATGCATATTTCTTAGATACTTTGATTGCTGCTGTTAATCCTTTCATCCTATCCACACTGATATGTTCCCTAGGAGCAACAGAGAGTGCTATTCTTTCAACCTCCATATCATTCACAGAATATCCCTCCTCACTTAGAGAAGGGGTTTCTTCTTTTATATTTCTAATAATGTGGTTGAAAAATTGATCAAAGTTTTCTGTCATAGTAACTATTTAGCTAAATTTATTCGAAAATACCACTGTAAATCAATTTGACTCTTTTTTAACCTTGAACTATATTCTATAATGAATAGGTGGCTCACATCATATGGAAAACTAGAGGTTGGGAAAACTGGTATAAGAATAGCAGTTTCCCCAGACTTCGTTCTATACTACAGAAGCTTGGTTGATAAACATGTGAAACTTTTCACATGGCTACCTGCTCATGGTGCTCACATCACAATTTGGATGAGAGGATTTCACTGTGATATAGATAAGAACAAAGTAATTTTCATCAAAAAATACTTTGAAAACAAGTCTATAAAATTTGAATACAACCCTGATATTATTGAGGGTGGTGGAGTCTCTAGAGGTTTTAGAAACTGGTACATGATAATAAGATGTCAAGAATACGATGATATCAAGAAACACTTGGGTATTATTGACTATTCTGAACCACACATAACCATCTGTAACACTAAAGCTGGAGAAGTTCCATACATTTGGCCAATGCCAAAAACCTTTAACAGGCACTTGTGGATTAGTTAGACTCTAAAATAAACCTTATCACTGAACTTGTTGGAAAATACGAATCTATTTGATGTAAATTCCTTTCCAACAAGTTCATTTTTCATTTTCAAATAATTGCGTCCTGCTCCTGGCATTAGATATGCTATTGTGCAGTGTGGTTTGTAATCTGGATATTTGTTGGTAAACTCAAATTTAGAACAAACCTCTCTGTTCAATTCATTCAAATCTTTGGATTCTATTCCTAGTTTAAGAACATCATAAGTATCATTTTCAAATAATGATATGTCTTTTATCTTAAATTTTACTGGTTTGAAATTTATTTTATTTTGTATAGATTTAAGCTGTTGTGTATGTAATCCGTACAGAATTGTTACATGTGGTTCTGTTTCTAGTCCATGTCCAGGTTCCAAATCATAAACTTCACAAGGACATATTTCTTCTTGAAGTTTAAGCATGTCAGAGGCTAAAAAACTCAAATCAAGCATAAGACATGAGTAAGACCTATCAGCACTTCCTTCTGAAATAAAATCGTATAATTGTTGAAATTTCATTTTATAATACTTATCATCTCTAATATATCTGTTGGTGGTATTCTAATCTCCCTCTCTGCAACTAGAAATTCTGAGGCATTTTTTGTTAGTATCTTTGCTTTTATTATACCAATATCACCTATACTCATCTGCTTCAACTTACTAACCCATTCTTTGGAATCAAATCCCCAAAACACAGGATTTCTACTAACAGGAGTATTTATGAAATATAGTGCTGTTCTAAAGAAATCTAAAGTTTGTTCTGGAGTTTTGGGTGGAAATGGATCACCTTTCTGCCTCTTGTGAATATTTACAATTTCATCAAAAGTGTATTTTCCTCCCTTGTCTTCTCTAGGTTCCTTCGAATACAATCTAACATGATCCAAGACAGATGATATTTTCCACTGTCCATTTGCTATTAACCACATTTGTTTATACGTTATTAGTATGTTTTGACAAACCTTAACATCCAAAGAGAAGCTTATATCAGTCTCAGAGGCTCCTCCAAGCCCCATACTGTCCTTGGAAGACCATCCCCTAGTGAATCCCTTCTCAAACAATTGAACAGCCTGTAAGGAGGCATGGTAAGCAATCTCAGTCTCTTGTAAGTCTTTGGGTCTAAACTTTCTATCTTGATGATATGCTCCTAGCATCCATTCACTGTATGCACCCAATCTTTCAGAGTATCCACTAATACTCTTACCAATATTAACGATATCAGACAGTATAAGCTCTATAGACTTTACCAATTTTGTCTCAGCTTCATCTTCTTTAAATCCATAGTTTTCATATTTGTTAATGAAATTTGTTACACAGTTAATAACCTCTCTAAGGCTGTGTGCTCTGCCATTTTCAGGGTCCATGAAACCTGAATACATACTTTTTATGAAATTTGGTATATATTCTGATATTATTTTATACCTATAGTTGGAGTCTTCTGTTGTTTTTGCCACTTCTAGGTATTGCTCTATACTCTCAATCTCTTGCATTAAGTTTCCCCTGTAGATGGATTTCTCTGTTATATCCTCTTTTAACCTTTTCACTGCACTTACAAAATAATGATCAATATCAAGTGCTGATAAATCATTAACAATAAAAGCCTCATTATCTTCTACAATTTTAAACAATTTGCTGTATAGTGATATGATATACCTTGCCTTTTTTATTATTATTGTGAATGCATTTCCAAGAGAATCTACTGGTATTGTAGCCTCATCCACTATATATTTCTCCAAATCTTCAAATTTCATCACAGATCGTACACGTTTTTTGTTAATAGATTCTGATCAAAATCAGAATCTAGTGCAGTTCTAATAAGCTGTGCATTGTTGTTCATTCTTGCATACACACCTTGTTTCATTTTTTTAGACAGTCTATACTCTTTATTATCCACATATTCATTAGCAGCACTCTGTAAAAATTTAACAGCCTCTGCTTTTCTATTTTTCAAGTATAGGCTCATAGCTTGTTTTATTTGATTTTTTGTGTTTGGAGAACCTGATAAATCTCCTCTAAAATATCCATCCATCATTGCTATTTTTAAATTTTTAGGATATTTATCAAAGCTGGGAAATTCTCTTTTAATACTATTATATTTTTTAGTTAAGTCTAGCTTGAATATTTCTCTTGCTCTAGCATCACTAATTTTAACTCTTTTTATATTACCATTCCTATCAAGATCAAATTCGTTTGGTTTAAACACTCCGTTTCTAGCATCATCAGGAATAACTAAATGCCCTATGCCTATAGTAGGATATCCTTTGCTATCAGCATAAACTTCATTTCTAATTTTCCCATCAGAATTTTCCTTTGGTTCTATGTATTTCATAGCATCTGCTAGAAAAGACTCAAAATTACCAGACTCTAAAGTTTCTGTTTCAGGCTGTTGTTTAATCTCTAAAGATTTTTGGAATAGCTCTATTGCTTTGTCTACGTCTTTATTCATGTTTATTTGATTTACTATCTCTGGTTCACTCTGAACAATCTTATTCACTTGTGCATTTGCATAGTTCTGTGCAGTGATAACTTGTTGCTGCTCAACTTGTTTGAGTTTGGTATCCAACCTGTGCTTTAATATTGGATATGTTACCCCTTTGGTCATAAGACCAAAAAACGCAGCAAGAGCAAGCATTTTGAGAGTGTCCTTTGCACCCTCTTCTATAACAACATTTTCTTGTAAAACAAAATTATACAATTCATCAAAATTCATAAATTTACTTATGTTTTAAATGCATCATCTCTTCTGTGCTCGTTCTCATTAGCTGCCTCCCAAATATGAAGTGGTGAATTCTTGAAGTATTCTATGTCACTCTTCTTTTTCTTTAAGACTTTGTCAACAAAAATTTGCATTTGTACACCCTCATCTGTTTTCATATCAGAATTAAGTATTAATTGATGTAGGATGAATTCTAAGCTGTACTTGGAACTTATCATGTTATGGTATTTGTCCACAATTTCCTTCTCTGTGACAATTGCTTTCTTTTCCTTTACTATATCAACTAAGGAACCACTATCAAAGTCTCCTAGCCACTTAAATCTATTTAGGTTAATGCTATCATCAGTAATACCCAATTCTTTGAAGGAGTATGACTTTATCAGCATATGATTTAAAATCTGTTCTGGAAAAACAGAAATATCAAATGTAAAACATGCTAGCTGGCGTGTTTTGGAATTGAATAATATATATAATGTAGGATAGTCTTGCATAAGATTATATTTAAATACGAAAGTGCCCTCTCCCATGACGGTAGAAGAGGGCACTCTTTTTTATATCTGCATCCTTACAGATATTCGTTAACTTCTTTTACTTTTATCACCATGCCATCATAGTCAAATTCATCAGACTTATCCACACCTTCAAACCAACTGTTGGTAATCATAAGGTAGAATTTCAATGCTGATATCTTCTGAGAGAGCATGTCTACTGTTTCACCAACACCTTCAAGAGTCTTCTGACAGAATTCTACAAAAGTTTCACTTCCAAGAGAAGCTAATTTTTCATCATACTTCTTGAATAGTGGCCAACAAATATCATCACCAACATTAGGTTTACCCTTTTTAACATACTTCTCATAGCTTTTGCTTGCACTAATAGTGCTTGCACCCTTCAATTGTCCTGTTATTTCAAGGAACGGAACATAATCTGCATTCTCATCCTTTGGTTTGTATTCCTTTTTAGGTGCATATCTCATTGCATAGTCAAAGCCCATTTCTTCAAGAATCTTAGCTCCTTCTTCTCCATATTTGGAGACTCTCAAATCTTCAAGATGCTTTTGCACTGAATTTTGCTTAATGTAATATGCCAAGACACTTGCATGTGCTTTCTCTTCTATAAGATTCTTGTAGAGACTCACAAAATCCTTAATTTGAACACTCTTTTGATTTTCATCAAAAAGATCAATGTCTTTAGGAGGATTAATAGAATATACATCTCCATCAAAATTCAACACCAGTGTATCAAAATTGAAATCACCGTTAGCAACAAGAGTATAGTTTCGATAAGTGTCTGCTTGGATAGGAAGCAGAATCTTTTCTTTTGCAGTCTTGTTAAATTCTGCAATTTTAGTCTTCAACTCAGAATCATTTACGTCAGTCACTTCACCCTTTCTAACAGTGAGGAATGAGATATTTGCACGATTTTCATTTCCGGTAACTCCAACAATTCTAGCAGTAGAATCTATTGAACTGAAAGAAACTTTGCTAACATCTCCACCCTTTCTAGAGATAGACTTGTATGGGGATTGATTCAAATCAATAGTAACCTTTCCAAGTTTACCTTTGATATTCTTGAGGAAGTCTTGAATACTAACAGCATTTTGAACACTATCAGTCTTGATATCTCCACCAGCAATTGCAAGTCTTTTCAAGTTATTTTCTGCATTACCTTTTTGAGTAACTGTGAAAGATTTTTGGAGTGCTTTTGCATCAGCTTGTGCTCCTGCTTTTCTTAAAAGAGACACACCAAGATTTGCTTTATTCTTCTGAGAGAGACAGAATGCAAGACTATAGACAAATGCTGCATCCCTCATATTCTCCTCTGGGAGAGAATCTAATTCAGCATAATCCACTGCATACAAGTCAGCATCAACATCAGTTTCCAACACTTGAACTTTAGAATCCACACAATTAAGCATAATCACCTCGTTATTGGTTAACTGCCATACTACATCATACGATTTTGGCAAGTCTATGATTTTAACAGATTTCTTTGTTCCTACAAAGTCTGCACAACTTTTCTTCATATCGGAATAGTCTGAAACGTGACAGAAAGAACCTCCGATATCTTGGCTCATTTCCAAAAGCAGTTTACGATTGTAATAGCCAGAATATCCAACAATCTGCTTATGAGAGAATAGAGGCTTGAGTTCTCTGCTGAGTCTCAAAACTTCTTTTTCTGGACTATTATCATTTGGATAGCCATCTGTTAAGAAAAACAAGACACTGTTGCTATTACCTGTTAGCAATGATACATCTTGAACAGTCTTATCTAGGCTTGCAAGCACTTCTATGAAGCAAGTAAGTCCTCTTGCATAAATCTTACTATCAATAAGACTGTCTAAACTGTTTGTAAGAGAGGCTCCCTTACAAATCCAGTCAAAGTCTCTACTAGAACTGAAATATGCAAGACTGAAAGTATCCTTTGGTTGCAGTAAATCCTTTACTGCTCTCAGAGTCTCTTTCAAGTCTTTAATACTTCCCCACATACTTCCTGACAAGTCTGTTACAAAGAAATAGTTGGTAGGCTGTGCTGCTGCTTGTGCATTTTTAGGTATTTGTATTTTCATATAGAGTACTACAGTATCACTGTTATTCAGACTTGTAAAGAGCTTTTTTTTATTCTGCCACAACTATGCTGTATCTCAAGTGTTTAACAGGGCTAACATAGTGTGCTGCATCATAGGGGAAGTCTATGTATTGTCCAGCTTGATCAAATATTTTAACCAGAGAATGATCCTCATCCTCACAAACCAAACCATCAACTTCGCTAGATGTTAGAGTTATTAAATGAAGTTTTCTTATACTGTAAGAGTCTCTATGAACAGCGATATAATCTCCAGGTTCATATTTTTGAACTTGAATAAAATTGTAGAAATCCTTCAAATCTGGATCAAACAAGCTGTCTTTAAATATACAATTTATCATCTCTCTACTCATTTGAGAGTTTTTCAAAGTTTTGAATTTTGAGCATATATTAGGAATCAAGGATTCATGAGCCTCCTGCCCTTCTCTTGGCATGAATAAATGATCATGAGCTTTTATATGTTCCATAAGCTCTGAAACATTCTTTATAAAATTTGGTATTAATTTAATCATAGTTGTTGAATATATACGTTAAAAACTTAAACTCTCTATCACATAATGGAAACCAATATGCATTTTGCAATTCTCTCTTACCCACTATAAAAGTCTCATTTTGAATAGAATCCTCAAACAATTCTTGTAATTGCTCTTTTAGTCCCTTCTTATCATATCTCTGTTCTTTGAAATTACATTTCTGTAAAATCTTCACAATTTTTTGTAAAAAACCTAAATCTATTAACAAATCATTATATTCAAATGTTATATATTCATTATTAAAACCGTTCAATATACCAGAAAAATCATTCTTGATAAAATTGAATATTTTCCTTTGAAATTCGTTTGATTTTATATCCTCTAGCACTCTTTCAGAACTCTCTGAAAGAGCACTCATATAATTATAATCCATCATATTCAAAAGTAACCTTTCCTTTATAACCCCTTTGTAGGTGGACAACAGCCATTTGAATGCCAAACTGTGGCCATGGTTTGGGAGGAGTATCTATAAAAACTATTTCTTTGAATCCAAATTTAGCCTGTTTAACAAGTCTAATTCTTTTCTTGAAAAACATAGCATTTCCCAAGCATATAAACACTATATTGTCTGCCACTTTTAAACTGTGCTCTAAAAAATTCGTTAATATTGAAAATGGTGGGTTGGTTATTATCCAATCAACATGTCCACTATATTGGAAAAAATCCTTTCCCTCTCTTATCTCACACCAATCTGCATTTATTCCACAACTCTCAAATGCTCTCATAAATGCACCCTCTCCCTTACATGGTTCAAGACATTTCCAACCATATGGTTGGAAATGTTTCACTATGTCTAAGGCAAGTCGGTCTGGTGTCATGACAACATCATTACCACCCTTTGGGAGTAAACTTCTTTTCTTTTTAGCCTTTTTTTCTGGTAATTCTTCCATTAATCAAAATAGAAATGCTTAACTCCTGTCACTCCAACATCATCATCAACCACTAGTGCTGTTTGTCTAGATCTACTTTTGTATCCAGAATTATCTGCATGTCTACATCCACCAACAAGAGTTGGAAACATAAAACCTTCAACATTTGTTAATTCATAACTCTCTGAGTGGTGTTGGTCTGCTGATAGATAGTATTGTCTTTTAACATCTTTTAATAGTTCTGGTTTTGCCAAGAATAAATTGTTGATGTATGTCTCTCTACCCTTTCCTGGAGAAGGCAGTCTGTCTCTTGAAACACTGCTGTATCCATGTTCCATGAGGAACAAATTTTTTCCAACCTTGAATGTAATGTGACGTTTGTTTGTAATGTCAAACTTTATTCTATAGTCTCCTTTAAAGTAGAGTTGTAGCATTCTAGAAAGAACATAGTCTCCTAGTGCAGAGTGATTTCCACTACATGCAGATACTGTTACATTATAGCTTACTTTGAGAATATCTTTTACAAAATTAACAAGACTGTCAAATGCAACTTCAAGCTGCTCCTCTGCTATAGGATGTGCCTCTAGTTTTGTTCCCTTGTCTGTGAATCCAGATAGGGTGTGAGACATGTCTCCAAGCAGCAAAAGTTTCACACTTTTATATGAATTTCTTCTAATCTCTGCTGTTAGCTGTTTTGCATAGTCACCAACAGTTTCCACTGTTCTCTTTATATTCCACTCCTTCTGATTGTATAGGAATCTCTCATGTGCAACCAAACCATAGTGCCAATCACTCAAACCAACTAACAGTGTTCCTGCTGGATTACTTGGTTTATAATTAGTTGGGCTGAGAATATATTTTGGAGGAGTCCAACTTTTTAATATCTGTTCAAAAGGGTCTATTTGCAGGGTTTTAAAGGTTCTCCATCTATCAGCATCCTCTTGTGTTTCTTTCCAATCTCTCTTTTCTATCTTTTGTAAGATGTTGAATTTCTTGGCTGCAACAACATCATCAACTATAGCATCCTCATTATCTTGCTCAATTTTGGCATCAGAGTATGGGAGGCTCTCATGTGTTATTTTCAACACCTTTATAATGTACCTTACAACATCAGATGGGAGTGACAATTTCAGTCCAATCTCATTTGCTGTTAGGCATGAACCATGATTGCTATACAATTTGTATATTAAATCTATGGTGGTTTTTGGGAAAACTAAAACTTTTCCAAATTTCTTTTCACTTTGAAAGATATACTTGTTTGTGTTTTGGTTAAAAGTATAATTTTCCTTTATGTTTAGGGATGTTCCTTTACTCATATGATAATTTACTTAGCATACGGCACTGGCCATGTCCAGTCAAGTTAAAAAACTCCTGGACCCTCTAAATTATCTAAACCTTGTAAAATACCACGGGTATCACTGCCAAAACTCTGCTTCAAAAGTCTGAAAATCTCTTTGATATTCTTCTCGTTCACATCACTTATGTTAATGTTAAATTCTGCATTACCATTGATAAGACAGTTTAGTATAATTCTTGTCCAGTACACTCTTTTACCATTGTCCAGTTGCTGCTCTAGGGGTAGGGTTCTATTAAAAACCTTAATCTTATCAACAATTCCTTTACCCTTAACTTCTGGGTCTTCTGACCATCTACTGCTACCCTCATACTTGTCCATAACCCATTCAACAAATCCAAGTATAATCTTACTGTTTTTTGTTTTTTCAAAATAGTCTTGAATTTTTTCAAAAGGAATAAATCTATCACCAACTCTAAGCTTTAAGTTGTGAACATCTTTACTATCAACATTAAAGTATATAGCTCTTACTGCTAGTTTAGCCAATTCTATTTCTTCTGGAATTGATGGTTCTTCATCCTCTTGAGGAATTTCCAATTCTCCCTCTGGATTACCCTCTGGATTTTCTCCACCAGCATCAGGTACTTGTCCACCCTCTTGCTGATCTGGTGGGGGAGGAGCCTCACCAGCTTCTAGTATGGTTTGAATAAATCTGTCAAATTCCAGTATCATAATTATTTACTTAATAATCCTATCATGCTTGCCATAACATTAGGGTCTTTAATTTGACTTGTGAGTGTTTGAACATTTTTAGGGTCTGATAAAAATGTTTTAAATCCCTGAACATTATTTGGATCACTACTAAATTGTTTCATACTCTCTGGATTGCTAAAAATAGTCAAATAATCTGGTTGTTGATTTTGCTGTGTTTGCACACCACTTGTTGGTTGTGGGGATGTTGGTGCAGAACCCTGTTGTGGAGTAGTAGGGGATGTTGGTGCTTGAGGTGTTGATGAAGTTCCCATTGTTTGAGGTGCTTGCGCCTTAACCGCTGGTCCTCTATTACCTAAATCTTCTGAGAGAATTTTCTTAACATATAAATCAAATTGTAGCATATTTCTATTTATACTAGACTCATCTAATTCCAATCCTAAATCCAATTTCATCTGAGGGTCATTGTCTGGAGGCATGTCAATCAACTCAGAAAGTTTGGAATTAAAAATATCCTTCTGATCCTCATTACTAGAGTCCAATTCTGGATATATGTAAGATTCATCGGGTTCACTTAAATCGCCTTCATTATGTAGAATACTTGCAAATTCTCTGAAAAACTGATTATAGGAAGGATATGAATCACCTTCATTTCTAGGATGATGTAGTATATAGTCTATGATATTAGATTTAAATTTAGGTCTTCTCCATCCACCAAAAGTTATACGATCATCATCATTCCATTTATAATTTCTTCCACCTCCCAAAGTTTTAGCAATAATACTAATATAATAGTTTTGCACTGCATCCTTATACTCAGAATCGTATACTTCTTTATATGCTGCTGTAATCCAACCTTCCATCCAACCTTCGTTACCATCATTCTCCAACAACTCAAGAGTATATTCTGCATCAGATTCAGGTGATGCTTTTACTCCTGTTACTCTACGAGCATACTCTTTTATTTTTTTAAGATTCTTTTCATCTATCCAATCTAGATATTCTCTTTCATAATTGATATATTCTGAAACCCCATAAAAATCTTCATCTCCTGCTAATACACTCTCATAGTATTTGGAATTATTCCGATTCGGTCCTACAAACATTGCTAGATCGGAAAATTCTCTGTAAGGAGTAACCAGTGTTATAGTATCATCATCTTCAAAAACCATTAATTTTTGGTTTTCATTTACAAATTTAGGATTTTTTAAACTGTATGCAAATGCTATTGGTATATATGTTCCTATCATCTTTTTTCTTTCTTCTTCTGAAAGACCATCAATCTTCTCTGCCAGAGTATCTGGTTTTATTTCCATTTTTTCTATAAAGGACCATGCATGTCTATCGAATGCAATGTCCAAGAAAACATTTCGCAGTTCTTCATTACTTTTAAAAAAATCAGAAATATTAACTCCACTATCATCAGCATTCATATATTGCTGACTTTCAAAATGAAACTGAAACTTATCTTG